CATACAAAGAATATCGGGAATGGAAACAACAAAATGAACACATGAAAGCTATCACCGGAATAAGAAGCAAGAAAATTCCCAGACAGTCTCCCTTTGAAGACATGGTTGACGAACACCATCGGATGCAAAAGGCCGGAGAAAGATACCATTCGGGCACACCGGAATTGGACGACTACTACATTCAGAAGATGCAGGATAAAGCGACCAAGTATCTCCTGACCCATCCCGGAGAGAAAAAACCCGATACCACACCCAATCCCAGATACGATCCTAAAAAGAAGAAAAACTGGTGGGATATTTTTGACGGTACCAGAAGTTACCCAGAGGACGAACCTCCCCCCAAACCGGTAAGGAGGAGAAGATGACCCCTTTCAGAGTTTGTTTCGGAAGTGGAATAGAAAGAGGTAAATTCCTTTTAGGTGTCCCCCTGAAAAACTATACTAACCCGGGACTAAATAAAGATGTTGATATCGCAACCTTTTACGAGGGAGAGAATTGCAGTAATGCCGATGGATTATTCGCTATGGGGATAATCAGACACATAGGAAGAATCTTTGGAAGTAAGGGAAAGTCGGAACCGGAAGTTTTATATATAATCAACGAAGAAGAAGGAAAAGAATTGGGTTTCAGAGAAGAGTAAACCGGCGGTTTAACTCGACAAGTCGGGTCGTCAGAAGCGGCTGTCCTCCAGAATCTGACATCCCACCGGTGGACTGAATAGATTCTAGCACTCGGAGTCAAAGATTGCCAATTAACCTCTGTAAACATCTGTATATGCTGGAAAGGTATTGCAAAACAAAAGGCCACCTGTTAAAGTGGCCCAATGACCCAAAACGCCTTGGGATTTAAACCCCGGCGCTTTTTTAGTGGCCGTTAATCGACCCTACTAACATCGAAGGGGGTAATCCAGGAAATCGATGTAAAACCAAGTCCTGTGGCAAAACGCCTTTTCTCCGGGGGGAGGGGGGGCAACGTCCTGAAGGACGTCGGAATTAAGTATCTAGTAAGATAATAGTAAGACTAAGGGAATAAGAGGGGGTTAGTTGTTAAGGAAGGGGGATCTTCTTGAAAGGCTAAAAAATCGGCGGGACGAACCTCTTGCAAACTGCGTGGTCTTTTCCCCCTTGACAACCTTTTCAACCTGTGATACCATGGCTGTATGGTAAACAAAACGGTGGAAAACAAATTACGCAACGAACTTATTACCAGGAGATATCTTTTAAGTGATGAGTCTTCGGCAGAGATAGCCAGAGACTATGATCTCAGTAGAACCCGCATCTTTCAGATAGTTCAGGATTACGTTAAAAAATACGGCCAACCTAAGGAGGACAATGTTTAAATTCAAATTATTCCGCAACAAATTACGCAAGCAGCCGGTCCGTAGAGTAAACGGTCAGATTGCCAGGAAGATCCCGGTAAAAGAATACGGCCAAGTTATTTATTACCTGTATAGATAATATGAGCGACCCCAAATGGATTGAAGATTTCAGCGATAGGGAAGCCGACGAAGCAGTAAAGATGGCTACCGGGAAAACCAATGGCGATCTTCCGGAAGCTCCCATCAGTATCACGGTCAAAGGTTATTTTAAGGGTTTCTCCGCCCTCTTCACAAAACGCCTGGATGGCGACAGACTCATTCCCCAGATAGACGGCGTAGTCCAACTGATAGACCAACTATTGTTAAAGGGTTTTGAACCCTCATGGAACGTAGACACCAACAAGGCTATGACCTCTTCTAAACCCGCTGACCTGGGGGTGTGCAAAGACTGCGGCGCTCCCAATGCTTGGTCGGAGAAGAAACAAAAGGTTTATTGTTCAAAGACTTGCTGGATTAAAAAGTAACATGACTAACAACGAAAAAGTTCAAATCATCGGCCTAGTCAAATCCGCTTTCTTACTGGGATTGTCTCTGGGAAAGAACGCCCCGGATATTACTGACAAAGATGCTCTTGATTACTTAATGGAAATCCCCGACATAAAAAAGGACTATGGACAACTGTAGAGTTTGTTTCAAATCATTAGAGGGAGAAAACATAAAGTGCCACGAAGAGTGTTTCTGGAAACTTGTCGCTGACGTTAATAATAGAAAGCCACGACCGGCGGTGACTGCCGGTGGAGAAGACGGAAGTCTAACAACTTCCACTCTTGACAACACTTCTCTGCCACAAGCCGCCGCCGGAATTTAAAACCATGAAAAATACTCAAGCCAACAGAATACTCGAATACTTACGGGACCACCCTGAAGGTGCATACGCCTACGAGTTGGCTGCACCCCGGCCCCAGGGATTAGGTTGCTTACAATATAATGCAAGAATTTTTGAGCTCCGCCGTGAAGGTTGGGATATCAGAAACGATCACGAAGGACACTTTGTTCTACATAGAGAACCAGTCCAAATTAATTTCTTTGAATGGGACTATGATCCGAAAAGACCGAATTGGTAAAGGTATGGATATGATATCCGAGCTTCTGGTTAATCCGGAAAGGATTACCAATTCCAGGTTGCTGCGGAAGTGGATTGAAAAGTTATTCCAATTAGTTAAAGACGAGCTGGCCGGCAAACCTGAAGAAACCGGAGATGCTTATGATAAATGGCAAGAAATTCAAGGTAAGTAAAAAACTAATTGTCGGAGGTATTCTGGTTTTGTTGTTTCTTATTACCTCTGGGGTTGTGGGAGCGACTATCGCAATTAACAAATGGTTTGAACATAACAGACTCGTCTTTAAGCAGCCGGTAGAAGTTAAATTCAATCGGGTAGTTACAATCGAGGAACGCAAGCCGGAGGTAATAGTTGAGAAGTTTGTTTTAGACTACCCGGATCCGATTGACACACCTCTCAAGAAATATATCTGCGACAAGTGGGGTGTGTTTGATTGTAAGACCGCCCTGGCCGTATTCACAGCAGAGTCTGGATTAAGGGAAGACGCTCTGCATATAAACGAAAACAACACCATTGACTTTGGGATTGCCCAAATTAACTCAATTCATTACAAGAAACCCGGATGTTCCCTAAAGGAAATTACTGACCAATACAAGAACGTTGATTGCGCCTACACCATCTGGGAGAAATCGGGATGGGGAGCTTGGGTGGGGTTTAATAATGGTAACTTTAAAACACATCTATGAGAGTCGCTAAATCAAAACTCATAAAACGCGCCGATCTCCTCTTAAATACGCCTGTGTATGCAGGATATGTTGCAAAACCATCGGCAAACTAACCAAAATAAAATGACCCCCAAACAGCTTAAAACAGTTAAAAGGTGGAAATTCCTCCGTACTGGAATGAAATCCGCAAACGGCGACCAAACATGGAGAAAAGGGAAGTGGGTAAAAATAGACGGTAAATTAGATATGTGCAAGTGGGGACTCCATGCCTGTAAGGAACCCTACTGGGCATTTTCTTATGTCCAAGGTGAGATTTTGGCCTTAGTTGAATGTCGGGGTGAACACCTGGCTGACAAAAATAAGGAATGTTGGCGGGAACAGAGAGTAATCAAGACTTACAAATGGACTAAAAAGGATTCGGTAAGTTTAGCTATTTACTGTGCCGAACTAGTTTTACCCAATTACGAGAAATTATATTCAGACAAAGCTCCAAGGTTGGCTATTGAAGCGGCCAAAAAGGCGCTATTCAGAGACACAAAAGCCAATAGGTCGGCGGCGAGGTCGGCGTGGTCGGCGGCGAGGTCGGCGATGTCGGCGGCGGCGTCGGCGGCGGGGTCGGCGGCGTGGGCGGCGGCGTCGGCGAGGTCGGCGAGGTCGGCGGCGGCGTCGGCGGCGGCGGCGTGGGCGGCGGCGTCGGCGTCGGCGAGGTCGGCGTCGGCGAGGTCGGCGGCGATAACCAAGATATATGAATACTTTAATAAGTTAGTTAAAGGTTTAAAGGAGACATGAAATTTGACTATCAATTTATTAAAACCCAAGAGGGGGTTAGAAGGCATATCCAAGAATGTCAGGGTAAACACGTTCAGCAGGTGGCCTACTCAACTTTCCACGATGCCCTTACTCAAGTTTGTTTTGGTTGCAAAACCATCAGAAGTTCAATTAAACAATATGAAATCTAACCTAGTATCAAGTAAAGATTGGGAATTAGATTTGTCGGCACTCTTAGCCAAGTACCGTGAACCGAAGTACGAACAGGAAAGACTAGTCAAGGTTCTGTATTTTTGCAGACAATTACTCACTCAATCCCGTAAAGAAGCATACGAACAGGGGGTATTAGACACCGAGGCAGAACTCCGCAAAAAGAGTCAGGGAGACAGAGACGAGGAACTTTGGAGCGAGGGAATAAAGGAAGGCAAGAGACAAGCCAAATACGAAACCAGACCATCGTTCTCGGTAGGTCCATCAAATTCCGTGGCTCCGTCTTCTTCAAAAACCGAGAATAAGTGGGTAGAAAAAATTATCTCCCAAACCGAAATCAGAGTAAGGGGAGAGGTTGTAGAGGAAGTGCGAAAAAATGTTACCCATTGGTGGTCGGAATATATGGCCCTTCGTAACCAGTCTCTTGAAGGAGATGCTTACGAAACCGAAGACACCGGATTAAGTTTTAGTGACTTATGTGCTAAACGACTCTCTAAACTCAAACAACCATGAAGACCACAAAAACCAAAGACTGGGAGGACTTAAATCCAATTAAAGAAAAATTGATTGATATGGTTGAAGAGTATTTTCCCAAAAAGAGGCCGAACGGAACAAATAAAGGCAGGGGTGAAGCGACAGTAATTGTTGCGACAGCGATAGTTGAGTTTAATAATTTCCGTAGGCACGAAAGAGAAGAACTGATAAAAGACATCTTACCCAGACTCTACGAACTCCAATCCAGTATTCCCCTGACTCTGGGAAGGACGGCAAGATTGAGAGCCAAGGAACTGATTAATTATCTGGAAGGCAAATATGGTGAAGAATAGAAGCCAAAAGTTTTATATTCCTAGGGAGTTCTGGTTCCTAATAGGTTTGGGATTGTTCTTTTATTTATTTATGGCCGGACTAGGTTCAGTTTTTAAATAAAGTATGACCCCCAGAAGCCAATCAGCAGGTAGAGAAATTAAATTCAGAATGTGGAATGGTGTTATGCATTCAGTTTGGTTTGAGATTGACCCAGATAGACTGAAGGCAGATGTGGTACTCATGCAATACACCGGACTCAAAGATAAAAACGGTAAAGAGATATATGAGGGGGATATTGTAAAAGCGGAGGACTTTGATTGGGGCTTGGACGGAAATTATCAAATTAAATGGGGTGGAGATTATCCAGCCTTTGATATATTTGAATTGTCTGGCAAGTCACTTGATGTAGAATATAACATTTTGAGCAGTGACCCAGATATTGAAGTTATCGGCAATATCTACGAGAATCCAGAATTACTCTCCCCACCCCAACCAATTATCTCTAACCAAGAAACTAAAGAGGTATGAAAACTAACTCACCATCAGTAAAGACCCAAGAAGGAAAAGAAAGGAAATGTAAACATGATGTGGTGGAGGCATGGACTCAATATTTTAGGAATAAACCAGCTCAAGTAGTACGAGCATACTGCTCAAAATGTGAAACTGCCATGCCTGAAATTAGGGGTATTTACCAAGACAGGGAAGACAAAATATATGAGGCCTATGGGAATAAACCATCGGTGGTGATTTTGGACGATAGGATAGAAACCGTTATTGAGAAGCGTTTGAGGACTAAGTATGACTAAATCACCATCAGTAACCCCAGTATCAAGTAAAGACGAGAGAATAGAGTGGGAGGAGAAGTTTGAAAAATTGGGATGGAGTTGGTTTGAACCTGATGGGATGTTTCGTGTAAAAGACTTCATCCGTTCCCTGTTAGTTCAATCCCGTAAAGAAGCAGTAAAGGAAACAATAGACTGTGACCACCGCTGGACAATAATTGCCCTTCCACTACCACCGCCGGAAGTGTCAATAAGTGGTGGTAGTCATGCTGTTGCTATTTGTTGTAAATGTTTGGAGAAAAGATTTGTATGATCCACTACCTCATCATCTGGTTCACAGGATTCATTACCGGTATAGTATTCTTACTCGCCTACACCATGAGAGAGATGATTAAAGCGGAGCAGAAGTGGAGGGAACATGAGGGATGACGAATACCAAATGGTAGGGTTTCTGATAGTATTGTTCGCTATGGCTTATATATTTGTATTTCTTCTATAGAAACATGACTAAAGAAACTTGTCTGCAGTGTCCTAATAAGATGTGTGTTGACGCAGACGGGGGCAGAGTGTGGACTGATTTAAGAACAATGAGCTATTTCGTACTTCAGCAGCCGGTGGCTAATTGCGGATTAAGAACGGTAGAAAAGACCAAACCATTATCACATAGGAAAAGACGCAAAGAACACTTCAGAGACTTGTAGTTTGGGGAAGTTGATCCGAAATGATACAATGTGACCATGCCGGCGGGTAGACCAACCGATTACAAACCAGAATATCCTAAGTTAATATTAGATTATATTAAGACTTGTGGTAGAGAACAGACAAGATTACCTAAACGCGTTGATATAGCCCTTTTATTGGATTGCGACGAAGATACTTTAAACAATTGGGCCAAAGAACACGGAGATTTTTTCGGTGCGCTTACACGCGTGGACATGACACAGAAAGGACAGTTAATGGATGATGGACTGTACGGAGGGAAGGAAGTTAATCCGCAAATCGCAAAGTTTCTTCTAAACGCTAATCATGGAGTCATTGAAACAACCAGGGAAGAACATACAGGCAAAGGTGGTAAGGATTTATTCCCAGTTCCAATACTCGGCAGCAATGTTCATACAAACGAGGGCAACCAAGAAACTTCAGGAACTTAAAAGCAGGATACGTGGCGTTGCCGGTGGAACTTCTGCCAGCAAGACGGTATCAATAATTCTAATCCTCATTGATTACGCCCAAAGTCACAAGAATCAAACCATTTCCATAGTCTCTGAAAGTTTTCCTCACCTGAAAAGAGGAGCCATTAGAGATTTTATGAATATAATAGTTGAACATGGTTACTTTAAAGACGCCAACTGGAACAAAACGGACTACATCTACGTCTTTGAAACCGGTTCCATCATCGAGTTCTTTTCCGCAGACCAACCGGGGAAGGTTCGTGGGCCCAGGAGGGACGTCCTTTTTATTAACGAAGCGAACAACATTTCATATGAGACCTATACGCAACTCGAGATCCGGACTAAAAGGATAATCTGGCTAGATTGGAATCCTGTTTCGGAGTTTTGGTTCTACTCTGAGGTAAAAGGCAAAGACAATGTTGATTTTTTAACACTAACCTACAAAGACAATGAAGCACTGGACCCGGGAGTAGTGGCAGCTATTGAAGCAAGGAAGGGAAATAGATCCTGGTGGGCTGTGTATGGTCTAGGTGAGTTGGGCGAGGCAGAAGGCAGAATTTATACCGGCTGGGCGATTGTTGATGAGATACCGCATGAAGCCAGACTAGAGCGTTATGGGTTGGACTTTGGTTATTCCAACGACCCCACGGCGATTGTAGCAATCCACAGACACAACGGGGGATTCATTTTGGATGAGATTGCCTATACTAAAGGACTTTCAAACAAAAACATAGCTGACATTTTATTAAACGAACCAAGGGGATTAGTAATCGCCGACTCAGTAGAACCCAAAAGCATAGATGAAATAACAACCTATGGAATCAGCATCCTTCCGTCAATAAAAGGTCAAGGTAGTGTCACCCAGGGGATTCAGTACGTACAACAGCAGCGTATATCAGTAACCAAGAGAAGCATCAACATTTTAAAAGAATACCGCAACTATCTCTGGCAGACAGACAAGGATGGGAAAATAATAAACGAACCTGAAGTGGTGTGGAATCACTGCATGGACGCACTCAGATACGGAATGAATAGTTTGGATACGAAAGAAGATTACTTCAGACCGCAACAGAGAAACTGGAAGATCGCATGATGAGCCTAAGCATTATCTTTCACAATCAATATGGTAATCACCTGCCTCAACAGGGCTGGACCAAATGGGGAGGTGCCAGATCGGGAATGCTTAAAGAGGAACTGGAATACTGGTACTGCCAGAACTGCGGAGACAAACAAATCAGTCTGCTTCCTTCTTATATGTTTCCAATGGATGATGAATGCCGGGATTTCGTCAGGGTTTGTAGTCTCTGTAAAGCCAAAGCTATCGTGGAAAGATTATCTAAGTGGTTTGAATTGAAAACCTAAACCTTACTACGATATATTCACAATATGGCGAATGATGAACAACTCCTCAAAGAAGTAACGGCTCACTACACCCAGTGGACCGATGACAGGGATAAGCGGATGGATCGGAAGTATGGTTGGGATGACATTACAGATGCTTATTATGGTCAATTACCCGATGACTGGCCATTCACTTCACGAACAACCGACCCGAGAATAAGGACATCGCTGATTGAGAAGAACGCCAGACTGGTTAACGGCAAGTTAAGAGGGAGACTAGTTCCCAGAGAGTCCGGAGACATTATCACCGCCCGGATCAACAACGCCAAACTTGATTTCGATTGGGACAATGCTAACGAGGGCGGGTCAATGATCGTTAAGTTATCCATCTGCGACATAGACACCAGGCTGTATCAAAGTAAATTCGGGTTGGTTAAATGGAAATGTGACTACGATGATGAAGGTAAGATCAAATTTGAAGGCAATGAGTTCACGCCTCTAGATATAAGAGACTGTGGCATGGACTTCTCAGCTTCTCACATCAAGAACGCCAAGTGGTTCCAGTATGAATCATGGGAGTTCTTTGAAGACCTGGAGAACCAAACCGGGCCGGACGGTAAACCCTTATTCAAGAACCTAAGTAAGGTCAAAGCAGATATTGAATCAAGGAAGACAGAACAGGGTCTGGTGTCATCTACCCGCAGCACTGCCTATTCCAGCCGGATGAAGACAATACAGGGTTTGGAGGATCGGGTAGGGACTGACATGGCATTTCCTGTAGTCTTGGTGGTTCACGAGATGAGAAAAGATGAATGGATTGACTTCTGTCCCGACCAATCAGAGATCATCAGAAGAATAGACAACCCATATAAACACGGCAAGATCCCCATTGCTCAACTCAGGTACTACCCAATTCAAGACGATCCGTTGGGTGAGAGTGAAGTCGAGTCAGTCATTCCCCTATGGAGAGCAATACAAGCGACACTGTGTGCTTACATGGATGAAGTCATATTAAAGATGCGTCCTCCTCTGAAGATAATTGAAGGTGCGGTCAGATTAGAAACCGTTGTTTACAATCCAGAAGCTCAATGGTTAATGAATCGACCTGACGCTGTAACTGAGATGCAGTCCAATGGTGAAGCAGTGAGGTACTTTGAGACGACATATGGAGCATTGGTATCGGCTTTCAATACAGCTATGGGCATGATGAGTCAGGGAGTAAGTGGAGTAGATCAATTCAACCCTCAGAAGACAGCTACTGAAGTCAGAGCCTCAGTTAAGCAGCAGAATGCCAGAGATGAGAAGAACCAGACTGACTTGGCTGAGTTTATCAAAGACATCATGCTATTCTGGCTATCTAACAACAAACAGTTCTTATTCACCGATCCCAGCAAGAAGGAACACGTTATCAGAGTAATCGGTCAGGAGAACTTTTCCTATTTCAAGCAAGCGGGAATGGATGAGATGCAGTTGTCTCCGGAAGCAACTCAAACCATTGGGGACATCATTGAACAGAATCCCAACACTACAGACGCAGAGTTGCAGCAGATGGTTGATGCCGGATCATTACCTAAGTACCCAGTCATTACTAACCCAGAAGAGAAGGATCTTACTAAGGCGATTCTCAAACCCAAGATGAAAATCAATGACACGGGAGATATTGCAGAGATTTACGCAATCGAAGACGACTTTAATGGAGTCTATGATTACATTGCCGATGTTAAGAGCATGGCTGTAGGTGCGGGTGAGGAACTTATCCAAGGCAGACAGAACGCTATTGCCGCTTTAACCACTAACCCCCTCGTGTTACAATTACTGCAAGGCGAAGGATTCAGACCCAAAGTTAAGGAATTGTTAGAATCATCCTTTGAAGACCTGGGACTGAAAGATGCAGGCAGATTCTTTGAGAAACTCCCGCCTCCCCAGCCGATGATGAATGGCATCGACCCTCAAACAGGACAACCGATCAATCCTGCTCAAGCAGGAGCTGGGCAAATGGGAGGCATTCAACCGCCTGGCCAACAACCCGGACTACCAACTGCACCTCAAGCCCCTCCTCCTGTCAGCCCTCAACAACAAATGGCCGGACCCCGTCCAGCCTAACTTCGACAAGATCTACCCGGTAGAGTACGCCAGAGCTAAGGCCTTCCAAGAGATCTATACTTTGATGGAAACCTCCAAGACAATGATTGAAAATATCAGGAAGCAAATGAACGAACCGGAGAAGAACTATGTCATTTAAATACTTTTTTGAACCACCCAATGATGAAATAGTGGAAGAAAATAAGAAATATGATGCCCACTCAGAGGAAAAGGAAGTCCCTATGTACAAGTGCGACCACAAAGATAAACTAAGTTTCGTCCCGGGAGGACTGCAGTGCAAGTGTGGCGCCGGCTGGCAGGGATCACAACTCAAACAGGTATTCGATTACTTTAACAAAGGTGTATAATAACAACGATGGACCAACCTTCTGATCCTAAAATAGTCGCCCGGTTAAAGAACATCCCTCCATTTGACACTGAAGAACAACAGGAAGCCCCCCCGGCACCAGTTGAAGAGGAAAAACCAGTTGAACCTACTGTAGAAGCAGAGGGTGAAGCCCAAACCGAGGTCAAAGAAGAGGTAAAAGAGGAAGAAACA